GAGCTGTTAGGTCGTTTGTCCGAGATGGTCGACGGATCGGATGCAGGCGAGGAAGGCGGTCAAGAGGGCGGCGAAACGGAGCAATCCGACGCCCAACCCGAACAGGCCCAACCTGAAACGCCGGCAGAGGAAGCGTTCGTAATCAAGGTCGACGGCGAAGAGCGCACTCTGACGCGCGCTGAGTTGATCGCGGAGGCACAGAAAGCCGCCGCGGCAAACAAGCGCTTCGAAGAGGCTGCTGCGTTGCGAAAGCAGGCTGAAGCGGAGCGGGCTCCACTCCAACAGGAACGGGCTCAACTCAAGCAGGTTCTGGATACTTTCGTTCCGCAGATGCAAGCGCTCATGCAAGCAGAGCAACCCAACTGGGAAGAACTGATTGCAACCAATCCGCAGGAATACCTGCGTCAGCGGCATGTGTTCGAAGCACGCGCGGCACAGTTGCAGCAAGCACAGGCGGCGCAAGCCTACCTGATGCAGCAGCAGCAAGCCGAAGCGGCGCAGCAAACGCAGGCGCGCATCGACGAGGAAGGCCGCAAGTTGCGCGACGCCATCCCGGAATGGAAAGACCCCGATAAGTACGCGGCCGGCGCAAAGGCGATCGTCGAATTCCTGACTTCCTCGGGATTCGATGCGCAAGAGCTAAACGGCATCAACGACCATCGGCTTCTGCTGGTCGCTGATAAAGCGCGAAAGTACGACGAACTTATAAAGCAGCAATCGCAAGCTGCGCAGAAGGTCAACAAGCTCCCGCCCAAGGTTGAGCGGCCCGGAACCGGCATGAAGCCCGGCGACGGTCGTTCAGAGGCGATGCGACGCTTGTCCAAGACTGGAAGCGTGGAAGCGGGGGCTGCTGCAATCCTCCAATTCCTTGATTAAGGATCAGAAATGACCGCTCCGACAAATACCTACCAAACCTATTCCGCCGTTGGCAACCGTGAAGATCTCACCGACGTGATCTATCGGATTGCGCCGACCGACACGCCGTTTATGAGCGGCATCGGCAAGGGCAAAGCGACCAACACGCTCCACGAATGGCAAACGCAGGATCTCGCCGCTGCTGCGAACAACGCCGCAGTTGAAGGCGACGACGCAAGCGCTGCCGCCGTTACGCCGACTGTTCGCCTGAACAACCGCACGCAGATCTCGACGAAGACGATCATCGTCTCGGGCACGCAGCAATCGGGCATGAACCCGGCAGGCCGCAAAGACGAACTCGCGTATCAGTTGAGCCTCAAGGGTCTTGAGCTTAAGCGCGACATGGAAACGGCGCTGACGCAGAACACGACCGCAATTACCGGCAACTCGACGACCGCTCGCCAGCTTCGCGGCCTCGAAGGTTGGGTCGCAACGAACAACGACCTTGGCGCAACGGGTGCGGCTCCGAACTACAACACGAATACGGCGCCGACTGACGGCACCGCGCGTGCGTTCACGGAAGCGATGCTGAAGAACGTGATCCAGCTCGCATGGGCGCAAGGCGGCAACCCGAACGTCATCATGCTCGGCGGCACGCAAAAGCAGACGTTCTCGACGTTCACTGGCGCATCGACCCGTTTCGACAAGGGCGAAGACAAGCAAGTGACGGCTGCCGTCGACGTGTACGTGTCGGACTTCGGCACGATCAAGGCTGTGCCGAACCGCTTCCAACGTGCGCGTACCGCGTTCGTGTTGGAAATGGGCCGCTGGAAGACAGCGTTCCTGCGTCCGATGCAGACCAACCCGCTCGCCAAGACCGGCGACGCGGAGAAGCGTCAGCTCGTCGTTGAGTACACGCTTGAGGCCGGCCAGGAGAAGGCATCCGGCGCAATCCGCGACCTGCTGTAATCCGGCGTAGTTCGTAGCAATCAAGGGGGCGTCCTTCGGGGCGCCCCTTTTTCTTTGGGAAATCCATGTCCAAGGCAATGCAAATCTTCGCGACCGGCGTCACGATCACGACTGGCGCGACCTCTGCCAGCGCATCGATTCCGAACTGCGCGAACGGCACGAAGCCGAAATATATCCGCGTCGCTTCTACCGCGTCCGCATACGTGAAGATCGGCACGACGGCTGTCGCTGGCGATGCGATGGTTCAGCCTGGCGATTCAATCGTTCTCGCTGTCGCTGGTGCTTCGACGATCGCAGCAATTCAGGTATCCGCTGCCGGAACTGTTCAGGTAAGCCCGCTTGAGGACTGCTGATATGGAAGTCGGCACTCGCTTTCACTATATCCCCGAGACGGACACGACTGCGATCGAGCGGATTCAGGATTGCACGCCGATTCTCGACACGACGACCGCGCTTCGCAATGAGGGCATCGTCGGATCGAACGAGATGCGCCATGCGGCCAGCTTCCCGGCTGTGGTGGTTGAGAACTACCTGAACCGGACGGGCATCACGTTTGAAGAATTCATGCAAAGCCAAGATCACATCAAGGCAATGCTGCGCGATCCGGATCTGTCCGGATTTCGCGTATGGACGGGGCGTGTCTAATGCCATTCGCATCGTATTCCGATCTCCAGGCGTCGGTCGGCCGCTGGCTCAAGCGCAACAATCTGAGCGATGCGGCGCCCGACTTCATAGCGCTCGCTGAAGCGCGGCTAAATCGCAGGATCAAAGTTCGCCAGATGCGGACGTTCTACAGCGTCACGCCGTCGACTAATTGGGTCACGCTTCCGGGCGACTACAACGAGGCGATACGCATCACCTACGGCGACAAGCGGCTTGATTTCGTCTCTGAGGCGGCGGCTGACGCCTGCATGGAAGACGTCGACGGGATGAATAAGTACACGATCGCCGGCAACAAGATTTGGCTGCTGACGAATCTAGACGGCTCAAAGCTGACGCTGCACTACCTGCAAAACATCGAGCCGTTGAGCGACAGCAATACGTCGAACTGGCTGCTCGAAGACGCGCCCGACATTTACTTGTATGCATCGCTGCTCGAAGCAGAGCCGTTCATCAAGAACGACGAACGCATTGCGGTGTGGGCGCAGGCACTTGAGACGGCAATCAAAGACCTGCATGACAACGACCGCGACGGGCAGTACTCCGGTTCTTCGCTGTCGATGAGGGCCATGTAATGGGTAACAAACTGATCGGCTTCGCGCCCGATATCGATCCAACGACGCCTGGCGCAGTGATCGACTGCGAGAACATGGTGCCGTCGCTCAAGGGCATGCGTGCGGCGCCTAGTGCGGTCAGTGCTGGAATGCCGGCGCTTCCGGCTAAGGTGCTCGGCGGTGCTACCCTCGTCAAGCTAGACAATACGCGCAGGCTGCTCGTCGGCACGCAAACGAAGCTGTATGAGGAAGGCTCTGGCGTCTGGAATGACGTCTCGCGCGCCTCGCCATATACCGCCTCGTCGTCCGCGGCGTGGCGCTTTACGCAGTTCGGCAACACGACTGTAGCTACGAACGGCGCAGATGTACTTCAGCAGAGCACGACGGGCGCATTCGCAGACATTGCAGGAGCACCGAAGGCGGCGATAATCGAGACAGTAGCGGGTTTCGTGTTCGCATTCAACACGGTTGATCCGACCTACGGCACGCGCCCCGATGGCTGGTGGAACTCCGGCCTGTACGATCAAACTGTGTGGACGCCGAGCCAGGCGACGCAATGCGCGAACGGCCGCATCATCGATACCCCAGGCGAGATCAGGGCAGGGCGCGCGCTTGGTCCCGATATTGTCGTGTACAAGGAAACGTCCATGTACTACGGCACATATCAGGGGCCGCCTGTCATTTGGGCGTTCAATGTCATCTCGAACCAGATCGGAGCGCCATGCCAAGAGGCTGTCGTTTCGATCGGCACCGCGCATCTGTTCCTCGGGAATGACAACTTCTACCTTTTCGACGGTACGCGCCCGACGCCGATCGGCGACTCGGTGAAAAACTGGTTCTTCCGCAACCAGAACCCGTCGTATAAGCAGACCGTTTGTAGTGTGCATGATCGGCTTAACAGCCTTGTGTTCTGGTACTACGTCAGCAACAACAGCACCGGCGCTATTGATAGCGCCATCGTCTACAACTACAAGACGGGGCAATGGGGCCGCGCTGATCGCGCGATCGAAGCCGCGGTTGACTTCATCAACGGTCAGATCACATGGACGTCGCTCGGGACTATTGCTAACGAATGGCAAGACCTGCCGCAAGTGCCGTGGAGTTCTCCATTCTGGACGTCTGTCGCCACTCAGCCATCGATCATCGACACGACGCACACGATACAGACGCTGACCGGTGGAGCAGGGCAATCGTCGATCACGACGGGCGACTTTGGCGACGACGAATCGTATTCGCTGCTTCAGTACGTGCGGATGCGCTTCGCGCAAGATCCGACGTCGGCAACGATGAGCACGCAGGAGCGGACAACGCTCGGCGGCCTATTCACCCCGGGCGTAACGACGACATACGAAGATGGCAAGTTTGACGTCGATTCGTCGGCACGCTATCACCGCGCGTTGATGACGTTTCAGGGCGACTGTGAAGTGATCGGCTATTCACCAAAACTCGTTCCGGATGGCCTTGCATGAGAATCCAGAAGCCGCAGCTTCCTAACGCTGACGCGAAAGACAAGTTTTCGTCGGATCTGGTGTTCAAGGTGCGCCAGATTCTTTCGAACGTCATCGATCAACTTAACAACCTGAGCGAAGGACAGGTTACGGCCGCGACGAACGCGAGCACGGCCGCACCAACAACCGGAACGTATCAGAAAGGCGACTTCGTACGCAACAGCGCGCCTGCTGAACTCGGCTCCGCTGGTAGCAAATACGTCATCACCGGATGGATCTGCACCGCGGCCGGCACGCCTGGCACTTGGCTCTCCTGTCGCTCTCTCACTGGCAACTAAATGAAACAACTCGTTCCTATCTCGCCGGCTGGCTTAGCGGCGGTTTGGCCGCGCGTGCGCCCCGGACTTGAGGCGATGGACAAGGGCGACGGCTGGCTTCCTGAAGACCTGTATTTGTCGCTCAAGACGAACGGCGCGACGCTCTACATGGTCACGATCGACGGCACAGAGCACGGCTTCCTCGTGCTCCGCAGCATCCCTGACTTCGACGGCGTGCGTCTGCATATCTGGGTTCTTAACTCGAACTCGAAGGTCGATCTGATGGCCGAGTTCAGCGATGAGCTCGACGCCATCGGACGAAGCATCAACGCGACCCGGCTTACTTTCAGCAGCACGCGGCCCGGGTGGGCGAAGGTCGCTCCTAAAAATGGCTTCTCCGTGCGAGAAACTGTCTATCAGAGGATCATCAAATGAGCGGTGGTGGCGGCGGAAGCCAAACAACCAAGCAAGAACTGCCCGACTACGCGCAGCCTTACGCGCAGCAGATTTTGAAACAGGGCGCTGCGCTCTCTCAACAGCAGATGCCGCAGTATGGCGGCCAGCTTGTCGCTGGTCTGAACGACAACCAGAACGCGGCAATCAACCAGGTTCAGAGTCTCGCGTCGAATCCAAATCAGACGCTTAATAGCGCGAATTCTGCCGTTCAGAATGCGACGAGCAACGCATCGAACCCGTACACGACGTCGAACCAGTACATCGGCCAAGACGTGACGGCATCGCAGAATCCCTACGCGAGCGCGATTAACCCGTATGTGCAGCAGCAAGTACAGACGGCGCAGGACCAACTGACGAACCAATACAAGAACGGCACCGCGGCGCAGACGATGGCGCAGTTCCGCAACTCGGGCGCGTTCGGTGGTTCGGCTATGCAGCAGTACCAGGACACGCAGAATCAGCAGCTCGGCCAGCAGTTGAACAACGTCGCGACCAACCTGTACGGCAACGCCTACAACACGGCTGCGCAGACCGCAGGACAGCAAGCGGCACTCAACACGCAGACCGCACTTGCTAACCAGTCGAACAACCTGAATTACACGGCGCAGAACAACGCGCTCAACAGCCAGAACTACCAGGCGGCGCAGTCTAACGCGCTGAATGCAGCGAGCCTTGCTCCCGGCTTGAACCAGGCGAATTACTACGGCGCAGGCCAGTTGATGAACGCCGGCACGGCGCAGCAGCAAGCGGCCCAAAATCAACTCGGCGCCGATTATCAGCAATGGTACAACCAGGCCTACTCGCCGTATCAGCAGCTTGGCGTGCTTCAGTCTGCGCTCTCTGGTGCGCTTGGATCTGGCGCGCAGGGCATTACGACGTCTTCGCAAAGCGGTGGTAGCGCGCTCGGCGGTGCGCTCGGCGGCGCTGCATCGGGGGCGGCGATGGGGTCGATGTTTGGTCCGTGGGGAACAGCAATCGGCGGCGCAGCGGGCGGCCTGATGGGCGCATTCAGCAAATAAGGAGGCGACATGAGCGGAAGCGGTGCAGATGGGCTCACGAGCCTCGGGGCGGGTGCATCCGGAAATATCAGCAGCGGCGCGCCGTCAGGGTTCTCGATGCCGGACGGCAGCGGCAATACGCTGTTCTCGATGCCGAACGGAGGCGCAGCGATGCCCGGTCAGGTGCAGTCGAACCCTATGAGCATGGGTATGGGCGCAATGAACGGATCGAACCTAAGCGGGGCGATCGGCACGGCTCCTGACTGGAAATCGGCTCTCTATGCGATCTCGAAAGCGAACGGCTCGGCAAGTCCGGACGACAATCTAATGCAGGGCGTTCGTATGGGCGGCGGATCGCGCGGCGGATCGTCGGCGGGGAGTTTCCTTCCTTCGTCGGCTGTGACGCTCCCGTACACGCTGTCGACGGGCGGCGCTCAATCGTTGCTGCAACAGATCCTGAACCAGAACAAACTTAACCCAACGGGGTAAGCATGGGATTGCTTGATAGTTATACGGGCACGCTCTCTAGCTCTGACGGGCAGATGACGCCTGCCGCGCAGGGCTTGCTTGCAGCCGGCCTCGGCATCCTTGCGCACAACCGCGGGCTGACGAGCGGCACGCAAGCCGTAGGCATGGGCGGCCTTGAAGGGCTGAACGCCTATGCTGGCGCGAAGCAAGCGCAGATGCAGCAGCAATTGCAAAACGCGCAGTTGCAACAACTCGGCTTCGGCTTGCAGAAGAACAAGATGCTGCTCGACATGGCGCAGCAGTACCTCGGCAATGGTCCGCAGATGGCGACTACGCCGAACCCTGCCGCCGACATTGGCGGCGCTGCGGACGGTTCGGCCGGCGCTGGCTCGCAAGGTGCGCCGGTTCAAGTCGCAAGCGCTGCGCCTTCGTTGGGTGGTGCGCAAACGCCGCTCAGTGGTAGCGCTCCGATTCAATCGGCTCCACAGGGCATGGCGCCTCAAGGCGGTCCGTTCGGCAATATGCCGCGCCCGCTCGTCGCATATGGGCTGCTCAACGACCCGACCGCGCTTTTCACCAGCGCGGCGAAGCAGTTCGAACCGACCGACATTCAAAAGCAGATGACGGCGGCCGGCATCGATCCGAGCGGCCCGATCGGGCGTCAGATCCTGCAACAAGCCATCTTCAAGGCGAACTACGTGCCGAATGAGGCGTATCGCGGCGGTGGATATGTTCACAATCCGCAGACGGGCGCAATGGAGCAGTTGCCGCAGGTTCCGGAAGGCTACACGGCGCAGAAGAACGCGGCCGGTCAATGGACGGTGGTTCCGGTGCAGGGCGGCGCTGCGGCGATTACGGGTACTAGCTCGGCTAAGGCTCGCGGCACCGCCGGCTATCAGTTGCAACAGGTGTGGGATCCGAGTGCGAACGGCGGCAAGGGCGGATATGTTCAGCAGACCGTCGCCAATGTCGCGGACGCTGCGGGTGGCGGCGGCGCTGGCGGTGCTGGCGGTCAGCCGCCTCCGCTTCCGACGATTCCGAGTTTCACCGGAGATAAGACCATCGGCCCCGGAAATTCCGGTGTTCCGCTGCCGGATTCTCCGGGTGCGCCTGCGCCGGCTCCAGCTCCGCGCGGTGGGCCGATGGCTTCGGAGCCGCCTGTAGGCTTCAAGCCTGCAACAGACGCTTCTCAGGCCGCTCCGAGTAAGCAAATGGCCGACGCCTACGGTTCAATGTCGACCGCCGATTCCACGTACCAGGCATCCAGAGAGGCGCTAAATGACATGATGGCCCTCGCCAAAGGTAAGGGCACATCGGGCGCAGTTGCGGGATTCCTGCCGAGCGGCGTCAGCACGCGAATCAGCCCGGATGCCGCGAAGTATGAGAAGGCGCATGCGACCTATGTCGCACTTCAGGGTAAGGCGCTTGGATCGGGCGGTACGGACGCAGCACGCGCGACGATTGATGAGGCGGTTCCGACCTATGAAAAGCCGCAATCGGCAATGATTAGTGGCATCACAAACCAACTCAACAATCTTGACCTCGCGCACCTGAAAACGCAAATGCTGACGCCGACTTATCAGCAGGGCGACGAGAAGGGATTCACGCAGAAGAGCGCAGCGTTCGATAACGTCATTAAGCCTTCGATGATGCAGGCGATTACGCCCGTCCTGCAACTCTCGGGTGCTCAGCAGCGTGCCGCCGTTCAAAGTGCCGTTAAGTCGAATCCGTCTTTGCGGCCGGCGTTCGAGATGCTGTTCAACAATGGGATGCTGAAATGAGTTCGTTCGACGACTATCTGAGCGCACCAGCGGC